AGTATCAGCATAACCTTCTCAGACCTGCCTATAAGCGGCCAGATACAACTCGCCAAACAAATAGGGGTAGAACTAACCCCGCAGGATTACGGAGGCGTACCGGGGCAGGGAGAACCTACGCAGGACATATTCGACCAGTTGCCGCCGGAGGCGCAGGATGAACTTGCGAGAATGATGCAGGAGAACCCGCAGGAAGCGCAGGCGATGATACAACAGACAGTTTCACAAGTTTAACAGGGTTGGGATTTAAACCAATATATGATATAATATAGGAGTTGATAGGGTTCGCGGCCCGAAAAGCATTAGCCTTAATGCCTGCCACACTTTTAAAAGGCAAGATACGAAAGGCGGTATCAAATGGAAAGTGGTATATACAAAATTACCAATACTGTTAATGGGACAATTTATATTGGGAAAAGCATAGATTTATCGCAAAGATGGTTTTCCCATAGGAGTTATCTAAGAAAAGGAACGCATTGTAACCAGTATTTACAAAGAGCATGGAACAAATATGGCGAATCTGCGTTTATTTTTGAAATAATTGAATATTGTAACATATTAGATATAGACCAACGCGAGATATTCATGATTGCAGAATACGATACGTTTAACAATGGGTACAACTTAACGTTAGGTGGCGAGGGTTGTGCTGGTAGAATTCCTACTGAAAAACAAAGAGAAGTATTTAGGATTTATAACGCCACAGCAGAGCCGCGTAAAGGATGGAACCATTCAGATGAAGCTAAAGCAAAAATAAGTAAAGCGCACAAAGGCCGAAAGATTACTAATGAGCAAAAGGAAAGCGTTAGGAAGGCTCATTTAGGGAAGAAGTTGACAGAAGAACACAAAGAAAAGATTCGGCAATGCGTTATAGGCAGAAAACATTCAGAAGAAGCCAAAGTTAAAGTCAGCGAAGCGCATAGAGGGGAATTAAATGGAACCGCCAAATTAACAGATAAACAGGTTGTGCAGATTAAAAATTTGCTAAAATCGGGAACCATGTTATCTAAAGATATTGCAAAAATGTTTAACGTATCAGTACAAACGATTTGTTTTATTAATAAAGGAAAAACATGGAAGCATATAGCCGTATAATCTAAAATTTAATAATTTTCTTAACCATCCTTCGGGGTGGTTTTTTTATTGCTTAAAAACGGGCGTCAATACTCAACTGCCGCCGAGTTGAAAGGGGAATTTGTAATGGAAAACATCATGGAAACTTCGGGCGTAAACGAATCTGTTGCCGCCGAACAGATGAACAATGTTGACGAAAATATTACCTCTACTGAGGAATTGGTAGAAACACCTACAACGGGCGTAGAAGAAACTCCTGCCGCCGAGGAGGAAACAAAGTTTGATGAAAAGACGGAATCAGCTTTTGCTAAACGGTTATCTGCTGAAAGGCAAAAAATCGAACAGGAATCATCAAAGAAGATAGCCGAAACCGAAAGCCGGTTAAATGAGTTGCAGCAAAAGTGGGAAGCAACCCAGCAACAACAGCAGAAACAGACGTTGACTGAGGCATACCAAGCAACAGTCGCGCAGGTTGCCGCTGACTATGGGGCAGACCCCGCCGCGCTTTTGGAGATTGCCGAAACTCTCATTGCTAAACACCCTGACGTTATCGAAGCGCAGGGGTTAAAAGCGAAAGAGGCAGAGGTTTTGACTCAGAAGCAGCAGCAGGAGAAGATCAACGCTGATGCCATGGCCTTCAAAGCAAACTTCCCCGACGTGGATATAAACACTATCCCCGCCGAGTGTTGGGAGAAGGTTGACAAAGGCTATTCTCTGACGGACAGCTATCAGATTTACGAGAACAAGATTCTCAAAGAGAAGATAGCAGCGCAAGAGAAGGCCTTGCAGGTTAAGGAAACCAATGCTAAAAACGCTGCATCAAGCCCCGGCTCGGTGACAGGGCAGGGAGCGACAACGGCAGATTATATCAGCCAAGAGACCTTTGAACAGAACAAAGGCGACCAAAACTGGATCATGAAGAACCTCGAAAAAATACAAGAAAGCCGCGCCAAGTTGAAATGGTAGCGGCTTTTATTATGAAAGGATGATATAAGTGAACGTTAATAACGTCGTAAGAGGATTTATCCCGGAATTATACGATGCTTCCATTTATCGTACCCTGGAAGATAACCTGGTGATGAAGAAGATATGTACCGCTGCCATTAAAGCCCCCATCAAACAATATGGCGATACCGTCTACTTTACCGACCTGGGCGATGCAACCATCACCGATTATACCGGCACGATCACCCATGAAGAATTAAACGATTCTCAGATTGCCATGCTGATCGACAAAACCAAAACCTTTGCTTTTAAGGTTCAGGACGTTGATGCGCTAATGACTAATGTTGATGTTAAAGGCTCACAGACCCAGAGAGCCGCTTACAACCTTGCAGATGCAATCGAAAAAGACTTTTTCCGGTATGTCGGCGATGCTGCCAACGCTGGTACTGCATTGACCGCAACCGTCACCAGCGCGATTGCCCTGTCCAGTTGTGCTGCTTTGGTGCAGCAGTTGATGGAGAACAACGTTAAGGAAAACAACATGTGGATGGTTATCCCGCCCTGGCTGAAAATCAAACTCCAAGAAGCAGGCGTTGCCTTCCAGATCAACACCGGTATTCACGGAACCGGCGGTATGGCATGGTCGAAAGAACTCGGTTATGACATTTATGTAACCAACACCGTTTATAACTCCAACACGCAGGCCGCCCCTGTTTCCGTAATCCTTGCCGGGTCCTATCAGGCTATCGGCTATGCTGACAAGCAGTTGAAAACCAGAACCCTTGAACTTGAAGGAAGCCGCGCTGTTGGCGTTGATGGCGGCTTGATTTATGGCTACCGCGTAATAAAGCCCAAAGAACTCGCGAAGTCCACTATGACATGGGCTGTTGAGACTGCAATATAGTATATATGGTTGTATTCCACGTTTATTTATGATATAATAACATATATCAAAGAAAACGGAGGGATACAACATGAGAAAAGACTTAACCGGAATGAAGTTCGGCAGGTTGACCGCCGCGCAATATATAGGCAGACCACCAAAAGGGAAAGGAAGTCTATATTATTGCAACTGTGACTGCGGAAACAGCGTGACCGTGCTAGGGGCATCTTTAAAGTGCGGAAACACTAAGAGTTGTGGATGTATACACAGCGAACAGTTGGCCGCTAGAAATTTTAAACATGGGAAAGTTAATTCTCCGATATATGGAGTATGGGCAACAATGAAAGACAGGTGCGCCAACCCAAGCAACAGGTCGTACAAAAACTATGGCGGTAGAGGGATAAAAGTAAGCGAATCATGGATGGATTTCAATAACTTCCATAACGACATGATTTCCACTTATTTAAAAGGCCTGTCCTTAGAAAGAGTTGACGATAACGGGAATTATTGCAAAGAAAACTGTATATGGGCCGACAGTTTTACCCAGGCCAACAACACTAGGAGGAACAACATAGTTACCTATAAAGGAATCACTGACACGTTGTCAAATCTATCTAAAGCTTTTGGGTTTGATTACGTGGTTGTTCAAAGCAGATTATATAAGGGGTGGGATGTTGACCGCGCTATAGAAACACCTAAAACCACCTACCGAACATACTCGTACAACGGAGAGACAATGCCTTTAATAGGCCTTTGCAAGAAATACAACCAACCATATGCTAGGGTTCAAAAAAGATTAGAAAAAGGGTGGGACATAGAAAAAGCATTATTGACGCCCAAGACAAACAGATACAAAACCGACTGAGGGGGCGAAAGCCCTCTTTAAATTCGAGAGGAGAGATTAAATAATGGCAGACGTAGCGATTGTTAATTCAAAAATTGCAGCCTTTGGAGCCAATCAGGTATTGACTCTGACCGCCGCCACTGAAGATGGCGCAGGCGTAGCGCAGAAATTTGTTTACACCCCCACCGGCAAAGACGGCAAACTTTGTTTTGTTATCTACAACGGAGCAACTGAACTGGTCGATGTTACCATAAATGCGGGAGCCAGAGTATTTGGCGCGGCCGCTAAAACTACGCAGATTGCCGCCACCGCGGGGCATTACCTTTTGCAGATCGAAACCGGCAAATATATGCTGGCTAACGGAACCGTCGAACTAAGCATCGACCCGAACAATGTCTTGAAGAAGCTGAAATCAGACCATGCCCTGACTGTGGGCTGTATTGAATTGCAGTAACCAACCGAGGGGCGGGGTAACACCCGCCCTTATTTATGAGGTGAAAGCATGAAGTTTAAAGCGGAACCCGGATTATACGTTAAATTCACGAACAAATATATTCAGCGAGCCACCGGCAAGAAAGGCATGTATTTTGATGCCAACGGCGAGTACGAAACCGACAACCCTGTTTTAATCAAAGCATTGACACCGCTGTTCGCGGTAGTTGAAGAAGAATTTATAGAAGAACCCAAAGAAGAAAAACCGATTCTCTATTGCAAGAAATGTGACTTCACCTGCGATAATCACGGTCTGATGATGTCGCATTATCGCACACAGCACCCAAAGAAATAAGGAGGGAAACAACATGAGTCAAGGCTTGATGACCCTTATAGGCGGTCTGGCTGGACGGGGGGTAGCAACAGGGGGGACAAAAACCACTCTGATTGATACTGATAAAGTGTTTGAGGCAGACTTATTTAACGATACGATCATAAAACTAGGCCCTATGAGCGACCTAAAAACATATTACCGCAAAGTAACCGACACCGCTAATTCTACGCTGACATTCGCCACCTTGCCCGGCACACCCGCGACCTGCGCATGGACAGTCGTTGCCGGTCACGTTATCACAACCGTATGCGTGGCCGATGGCGGCAACGATTACACCATAGAATCTGCTCTGAATGCCGAAGCAAGCCAAGATTTAGCGGTAGCATTGGTTGGCGATGTAATTACTGTTACTCTCGCTACCGGCGTGGGCGGGCTGAGCGACGATGCGAAAAACACTGCAACGCTGGTTGCCGCCGCCATTGACGGATTGGCGGAATTTACTTCCAGCGTGACCACCGGCGATGGTTCCGGGGTAGTCCCCGAAACCACTGCTGCCGTAGCGTTCAGCGGCGGGGTTGACGAAGTTAAGCCGGTTGCCGGGACGAGATATGTGATTACTAAAAAACAGAATAGTGATGTTTCGCTATCTGGGAGTTATCCTGCACAAGCAACACCGTTTGTTTCTACGGCAGATAGCGGGGCAAATGCGGCTCAAACAATCACGGTTGCGGCAGTTGCAGGTAAATCGCATTACATAACTGCTATAGAAGTTGCTATATCAGGAGCGGCAGCTGTATCAACTATTACAGCCATACTTAAAGAGGATGCGGCAGGAACGCCAGCAAGCAAATGGAAAGAGATTATAGGAATAGCCA